GGGAAAGATATGCTCATGTACGCCTCCCCTGTATGGCTTCGATTGTACCATTTCTGGAAGCTTCGATGAGTAAAGGCGCAGCTTGTGCTATTGCAGCAAACATATCATTTCGAACTGTTGTTTCAAAATTATTAGTCTGTTGTACAATAACTGGTTGACCGCCGCCCATTTCTGCCCTGATCCCCATTTCGCCCCCCTGGCATTCTCGTTAATGGAAAAATAGCTTCTGGTCCTGCTTCTCCTGCAAGCCCCATAGGAAAAGTAGTGCGGCCTGATATTAAGCCGCCTCTTTGGAAAGGAACAGGCTGACCGCCTGAAAATACATTACCTTTTGCACTTGGAAATAATCCTGGGAATGCTGCACTTAATCCAGCCTGGACAAGTGCCCCAATAAGCTGAGTTAAAATTATATCTATAATATCCAAGGCAAGATTTCTCAAACCTTCCAGAATTGATGTTGCACCTGTAACTATATTTTTAATTGAATCCCCAACTGCATCCCCAATGGCTTGTAACGTATCTCTAATTATCAACTGTGTATTTGTTAAAGCCTCTTCTGTTGCTTTTACAGTTTCTTCAACACCTTCTTTAACGCCTTCGCCAATTTCTTCACCAATTTCTTTTCCTATATCTTTTGCAGCTTCTTTTACTTTTTCTAAAGCATTTCTTATTGATTCCGGCAAAAGCTGAAATAAATCTTCTCCTAATCCTGCGAAAGCATCACCAATCGAATCTACTAATTCTTTGGCTTCTTTTTTCGCCGTGTCTTTTATATCCTGGAAACCTTCTTTAAAAGTAGTAGCAAGTTTTTCTTTTTGTTCATCGAGATTTTCAATTTCAAATCTAAAACCAATTCTGAAATCGGCACCGGCAAATTCAGCAAGAGCATCAAAGCCTTGAATTAATAAATTTAATGAACTTTTAATAATATTAAGGAAACCCTGAAAGATTAATACAAAACCTTGTTTAAAAGCTTCTGCTGCCGTTGAGGCAGCGATCTTAACAGTTTCAGGAAAGGCAACAAATAAGGTAATTAATCCAACAATAGCTGTAATAGCCAATCCAATCGGCGAAAGTAAAAGTGCAAATGCTTTGGCAACAGTAAATAACCCGGTAGCGATTGCGCCCAAAGCAGCAACTAATAAACCACCAATAAGTAATAAAGGTCCAATAACTGCGACTATAGCTGCGACTTGAATAATTGTTACCTTAGTCTCAGTACTTAAGCCTTTAAATCCACTAACTAATTCTCTAAGTGATTCAACAAGTGCTGTTGCTATTGGCAAAAGTATACTTCCAATATCTGCACTAAAATCTTTAAAATCAGCTTGTAAACCTTTTAACTGATTAGCAAAAGTACCTGCTGTTTTAGCAGCATCACCTTGGGCATCGGTTGTTGATGCAAGAATAAGACTGAATCTTGCAAAGGCTTTATCTGCTTCTGAAGCATTTTTTACGCTATCAGCCAAACCCAGATTAATAAGTTCCTGTTCAAGTGTTGCCTGGGTAATAACAATCCCATATTTACGGACTGTTTCTGTATTACCTACAAGCGCACTTTGGAAATCTCGGATAACATCTGCATCAGATACATTATTAAAACTGGCAACATCAATGGCCAATTCAACAAGACCTTTAGAAAGCTTGGCTGCTTCATCTCTGGCAAAACCTAATGGTACAAACGTATCTTGTAATTCAGCAGCAAAACTACGAATATCAATTGAACTTCTGTTGACAGAACCTGCGATTTCTTCTGACCAGGCGCGAACATCAGCCGAAGCATTTCGGAAAACAGTATTAAACTTGCTTTCCATTTCTTCTGCATCGCTGGCGACTCTAATAAATTGTACACCAAGAATAGCAATCGGAAGTGTCGCAAAAATTATTAATTGCCTACCAACATTTTTTAAAGCTCTTGAAATCTTTTGTGTTGAACGTTGAACAACAGCCTGTGCTTTACTTAATCCTCTGTTAAGCTGAGATAAGTTGACTTGAATATCAACAAAAGCCGTACCTAGTGATTCACTGATTGCCATGACCCATCTCTTTTACAATTTGTTCATGTTCGACTAAACGTTTGGCTTTTTCATCAGGTGATAAAACTTTAGCTCTATGATCCATAAGTAACTGTTTTATAGGTGGCAAACGTTTTGCCCTGGATAATGCGGCACCTAACCAAGTTGTTTGAATCATATTCACGCGGTCTAATTCTCTTTTATGTTCAATAGCGTTTAAAAATTTACGCGGTGTTAAAGACCAAAATTCAGGTACAGAAACACCAAGTTCAACGATGGCAATAGATTCGCAAATTTCGTAGGGGAAAAAGCCTTTTGCTTTAACTATTTCCCCTTGGTGGGGCGTGACTTACCAGGGTCCGGCAATGCTTCTTTAACAGCGACAGCTAAAGCTTCTGTCAATTCATTTAAGGTTCCTTTTTTCAGAACATCGCCTAATATTAATCCAGCCTCTTGAAGTGTGATTTCTGGTTGATGCTCGGTAAGACCACCCCATAACAATATGCGAGTTTTACTTAAAGAAAAGTCTTTAACATCCGTGGGAAAAAGCTCTTCAATGCTTTTAGCCCCACTTTCCTTTTCAATATCGCAAAAGGCATTATAAGAATATTCTATCTTATACGATCTATTATTGGCTTTAATAATATTCATTACACGACTGCGCCCCAAGCGCCACAAACTGTAAGCGAAGTCGAAACCACGCCAACATCCTGGTCCGGGAAACTTTCTGACATTGAGGTAACAATAGCATCAGCCTGTTCAATATCGCTTCCAGATTCTTTCCTGCGAATTCTTACAGTTATGCTAGTTTCAATGGCAGTCTTTAATGCTTCAAAAGCTGTTTCGCCAGAGACAAACATATTATCAAGCGTTAATGTTTGTTTGCGGCGACCAGACAGAACAAGCGTATCAGCACCATCATTTTTATTGGAAGCATCAATTTCTTCTGCTGTTCGCTCAAAGGTTACATTCGATTGAGAACCCACATCAGTAAAGACATCCGGGCCGGTTGATGTACGAACGCTCAAAAGAACGGTCGTGCCATTAGTTGCATTTGGTGTAGCCATTTTATTCTCCTAAAAATTTACCATTGCAAGTTTAATTCCTTTGCCAGCTTTGACAGTTAATTTTCCATCAGAGCCATTATAAACAGTCGGATGAAGCCGAGTGGTTACAAAGCCATCATTAGCTTTTATAGTTTCTTCATCAGGCCCAAATGTTACCTTAACATCTTTTTTTGTAGGATTGAAACAAACTAATCCCATATGGCCATTATTGGCAAATTTAATTTCGCCTTCTTTTCCAACTTCTTTAAATTGAGAAAACTTCATCATGGTGTCTCCATTATCGTTAATGAAACTGTTACAACACGTCCGTAAATATCTTCTTCATCTACTGCGGTAGGTCCGGAAGTGGACGCTATAATAGTATCAAATCCTGTTATAGCAATAATTTGCCTTTCAAACAACACTCTTACCCTGTTAGCAATATCTTCAACAGTTTTGGCTGTCCCGGTTGCATCGGAATAACACCGAATATCTCGATCCACTGCTCTACCAAAAGCATTTTTAGCATCGAATGGTAAACCCGATACATCGCCAGCCGTAACAATATAAGGCAACACTGCTTTGGAAGGCGGTGGATCAGTTGTAAAAATTCCAGCGTTACCGCTAAATGTTCCAAGCAATGCCGTTAAAGTGGCATCACTATTTAAAACATCGAATATCGCTTTTGTTATAACGCTCATCCTTTAAGAATCTTTTTAAGTACTGGTTGGCTTTTTCTAAGTGCCGGTCTTAAATATGGTCGTTGTCTTATTCGACTCGTACCAAACTCAAGAAACCGTGAATATTCAATATTGGTTCCGACACGTCCTATAATTCTTTGAGTAGTTATTTCAACCTGCGTTGTAATACTTCGTAGCAACGACCCTTCGACGCGCTTGGGTGGTTCGCCAGGCTTTGAGGGGTCAAGCCCTACTCTGATACCACTAGGTAATCTTCTAAGAGGCTGTGAACGATTTAAAATCTGTTTTGTTTGGCCTTGTACAAAAAGCACAGCCTGTTGCATCCGAATAATACTATCAGCTTTCGTTTTTTCAAAAACTTGGCGTCCTCTCCAAACAACTCGGGTCATACGAATAAATCCAATACCTGCCAGTTGAGTGAAGAAATTGTGATAGTAACTGCTTTATCTGCGGTCATAACCAGTTCAAGTTCTTCATTTTGATCCCATTCAATATCTGTGGAAACCGTTATAAGTTGTATATCAGTTGTACTTGCAATTTTTGTAAACATTGTGTTTGATTCGGTTTCTGCAAGTAATATCCCATCTTTTAAAAATGCTATCTCGACAATAGTATTATTGACATTAACTGCTAATGACATTGTGACAAGTGTGATAAGCGGCCGTACAACCGTTCTATCATATCTTATTTTGAAATCGGCAGTTTTTGAAAAACCAAAGCTTCCTGTTGCTAATGTTGTTCCGCCCGTTGGCATTACAAAAGTATCTGGAGTAACAACAATAGCTGTTGCGGGTGAAGCTTGATTGGTAAGAGTTACATGGGTATGACCCTTACGGCTGCTTTCAACAAAATCTTCTATAACACTTCTTAAATCGGCGGGTGAAATATCACCTGTAGTATTATCAGGCCATAAAGTTGTTATCTGATTAAAAAGATCGGTGACTGTTCTTTCGGTAGCCATTATGGTTGTGTTTCCTCTACTAAAACTTTTTGATGATCCGGTTCGGATGGATCAAGAAAACCTTGGACTATAAATAATCGGTTATCAACTATAATTTGATCTTCCCTGATAACATCCACACTTGCATTAAAATACATTGCATGGGTCACCCGTCCTATATCTTTATCCGCAAATTCGCGGCGGTCTGCAATGCTCAAGGGTGAGCGTCTTAGTTTCGGGGTAGATATTTCCGCAAATGTCTTTGTATTGCCACCCTGGCCATCTGAGGCCGTTGTAGCGCGTTTTAATGAGCTAGTCTTGTTTAAAAGATGATCAATGCTCATAATGGTCTTGTCCATCTTCCTAGCGAAGTCGAAGCCAAGCTGGCGGTTTTTACTGTTACATTACCTCCAAAGAAACTAACTGAATGATCACCAATCTTT